CCGCAGCCGTGGCCCGTTGTCGGTGGTGGCACTGAGCGATGCATCGGCTGCACTCCTGGAGCTGCTGGGCTTTGGTGGTGGCACGGGTGGCGAGGGGATTTGCTTGAAGGGTGACTCCACGCCGACCAGCCGCTTGGACTGCTTGTCATTGTTGTTCTTGTTGCCGGCCTTCTGCGCCTTGACGATGTAGTCACTGAACCGCTCGGAATAGTCCAAGTCCGCAGTTGCCGCCTTGATGTTCTCGCCCTCGCGCAACGTGTCGGTGGCGCGTTCCTTGCCCACGCGGCAGAGCACGAGGTTGCCGTCCGCGTCGTCGGTGACCAGCATTTCCTGGAGCCGCACCAGTCGCTCCAGCAGCTGAAAGCACGTCTCGCCTTGCTGCACCTGGGCCTCGGGCACCTTGTCCCCGGGCACGTCCGCCAGCACCTTCAATCCGAACGGCTTGGCCAGCAGCTCCGCGATTTGCTTGAGGTCGAGGTTCTTCAGCTCCCCGCCCTTCAGCGTGACGGAGCTGTCCACGAAGTCGCAGGTTTTGGAGCGGCCGCTGACCTGGACCGTGTGCGAGGTGGCGTCATAGGACGGGCTGAACTTGTCCACCCATCCAGTGAGCACGAGGTCATCACCGATGCGGATTTTGCACGCGAGGCCCGGCATGATGTGCCACGCGTCGTCCTGCCCGCTCCAGCGTTCCGACACCGCCAGCGCGAAGTCCGCGGTGGCACGTTCGATGCCCCGGGTGACCCGCAGGCTTTCCCAGCCCTCATAGACCTTGCCGTCCACCTCCAGCTTGAACGTGCTGCGGCTCTCGCCCGCCATAGGCCTGGGCGCGATGACGCGGCTGAGGAGGTTCAGCACCTCGCTCATCGGTTCAGCACCTTGCCGGTGATCGGCATGAAGGCCGGGGACAGGCAGTGCACCCGCTCCACCACGTCCAGGTCCCGATAGGCGTCCTGGTACAGCCCCCAGGCCAGCGTCAGCGCGTTCAGGGACCGGGGAGTCTGGTAGGGCACCAATGACGGCAGGCCCGCCTCACGCGCCACGAGGTCCTGCAGAACGGCAATCCGGAGGTCCCCAAGTGCGGCGAATACGTCGTCCTGGCCCGCGTCGGCCGCGGCGTCTTCCTGGGCGATGAACGCCGCCGACATGGCGTCCCGCACCTGCTCGGCTTGGTCCGTGCTGACCAGGGACATGCCGGGCATGCTGTAGGCCGCGTCACGAAGCGCCAGCTGGCGCACGAATCGCTGCCAGCTCTGGGCGTTGCTCTGCTCCTGGAGCGTGGCCGGTGTGCCCGTGGTGCCGGCGTCGTGCGCCGTGAACAGCGTGGCGATCTCAAGGTGCGCCGTAGTGGCCCGCTCCGCCTCATTGGCGTCCGTGAACGTCTCGAACACCTGTGAGGTCCGGGTGGACAGCTGGTCCGGCTGATAGATCAGCGCCGGAGCGTCCCGGCGCAGCGCGGTGATCTGGTTTTCCAGCGGGCCTTGGGTCACGCCGTAGACCGGCAGTCGCAGCAGATCGAACGTGTCGCACAGCTTGCCCACGTCCGCGGCCGCGGACCGTGCCGGCTGGCCTGCCATGCCCAGCATGTTGAACACGCTGTTGAACACGCCCATGGCCATGGAGCCGAGCGCCAGCGCCTCTTGGGCGAGCGCCGCGATGGTGTCCACGGTGGACAGCGGCGTCATGCGCTTGCCGCTTTCCACGAACGTCAGCGCGAACTCACAGTAGCCGCCGGTCTCGCGCCGCTCATTGAACGTGCACGTCTCGCAGCTGGCGGACACAATGCCGATTGTCGGGTGGATGAGGGTTGCCGGTCCGGCCTTCTCAGTGGCCGCTATCAGGCGGTCCCGCTCCAGCGTGTAGAGGCTGCCCAGCACGTAGCCGGTGAACGTCCAGCGGCGTTGCTTGCGCCCGAGATCCTCGGCGTAGGGCATGTCGCGGCCGGGATACTCATGGTTCGCGATGCGCCTGCCATACTCCCCGCCCATCTCGGCCACGAAGAATGAGGCGCCGCGGAACCGCGCCCGGCGCAGTCGGGCCCGCCAGTTGCCGCCGCCGTCGAGCACGAAGCCGGCGGCCTCCAGGCCGAGGCCCATTTCCTCGCCGGACAGGTCCACCCCGAGTGCGCCCAGGAAGCCGCTCATGCCGGCAGCGCCATGCTGTAGCCGACGTTGACGGCGGTCCTGATCCGGCGGCCGGTGTCCGTGGTTTCAATGTCCGGCTTCTGGAGCCACTGCGGTGCGTTCTCGAAGTTGACCGTCACCACCAGCTCATCGCGCCGGGCAGCTCCGCCATCGAGCGCGGGCATGGGCGCCCATGGGTTGCCCGTCCAGCTGGCCAGCGTCGGCGATGGTCCGGTCAGCGCGCCCTGCTTGCCCGGCGTGAACTCCGGCGGGACGATGGACTTGTACTGGCCCGGGTTTGGCACGCCCGGAACCATGAAGCCGGGCTGCGGCAGCTCCGGCAGGTGGTCGATGACCCACTGCATGCCGTCGCGCATTTCCGCCAGGATGGGCTTGATGACTTTCCAGGCCGCGTCAACCGCGGAGGTAATGCCGTCCCAGATCACATTGAACGCGGCCGGCAGCTTGTCCCAGGCGTCCTTGATCGCGTCGGGCACAAACTGGTCCCAGAACCATTTCAGCCCCTGCCACGCCTTGGCGAACAGCAGCTTGACGCCGGTCCACATGCCGGCCAGCTCGTTCTGGAATGGCTCCCACAGTCGCCACAGCGTCTCGGCAGTGAACAGGCCGATGAACTGGTCGAACCATCCGACCACCGTCCAGAAGGTGGAGCGGATGCCAGCCCACAGCGAAATGAAGAAGGCCTTCAGCGGTGCCCAGTACCGCCAGATGAGGTAAGCCGCACCGGCAATGGCCAGCAGCGTGAGCGCGACAAGCGGGTTCGATATGACCGCGGCCGTGAAGGTAATCATCGCCGCGGTGGCAACGGCCAGTGCTGCGACCCAGGGTCCCACGAATACGGCCGCGACGATGAGAAGAATGGCTTTCCACCCGCCCAGCATGTCGTAGATTTCGCCGCCCCATTTCCACCAGTCCTTGATCCCCTGGACGATGTCCTCGGTTTTCACCTTGGCCATGCTGGCGGACAGCTCCTCGATCGCGCCCTTTACCGCCTCGAAGATGTCCGGCTTCAACGCGATGACCACCGCACTGATCTGCTTCAGCAGCGGGGTGAACACCGGCACCAGCTCTTTGTAGATGTCCTGGGCGAGGTCCTGGACTTGCTCAGTGCTGGAGCGCACCGCGTCTTTCCAGGCAATCGCGTCTTTGACGTTCTGCTTGTAGATCGGGGACAGCGCGTAGCCCTGGGCGATCAGGTCCTTGATGCCCTCCACGCCCCTGAGCATGAACGGCAGCATTTCCTTGCCGCCCTTGCCAAAGAAGGCCTGGAGGATGTCCCGCTGCGTCCCGGTGTTCTTCTGCGCCATGACGAGCTTGGACACGTCCAGCAGCATGTCGATCATGGGCTTTGGGTTGCCCATGGCGTCTTTGGTCGGGAAGTGAGTCTTCGCGATCAGCGCAGCGAGGCCCTTGTTCTGCCCGGTGGCAGCGCGGCGCAGCTCCAGGTCACCACGCCCGACCATGGCCACGAAGGTGTCGAACTCGATGCCGGAGCGTTTGGCGGCATAGGCCAGCGTGTCCAGCTTCTCGGGTGCGTCCCCCACGCCCAGCAGCTTGGCCGCCTTGCCGACCTTGATGGCCTCGCTGACGTACTCCTTCATGCCGGACAGCACGCCGACAAACGAAATGCCACCGGTCAGTCCCATGAGGCCGGCGATCGGCTTGACGATGCCGCTGACCCGGCCGTGCAGCTCCCCAAAGGAATTGCGCAGCTTGGCGAAGTTTTCATGCACGCCGCCGAACGCGCCTTTGCCCAGCGTGGTGCGGAACGCCTCGGACATATGCCGCGCCTGGGCACTGAGGCCAGCGAGCGCACGCTGCACACTCTCGATGGGACCGGAGGCCTCATCGGTGACCGTTACTTGTGCGGAGACGTCGATCTTGTCGCTCATGCCTTCCTGCGTGCGGCCCGCTCCTCATTGCGGGCGATGCGATTGGTGTGGTCCACGTAGACCACCAGTTCGTCCCAGCTCAGCCCGAGGAAACTCGCCGGATGGCAGCTCCAGAAGCGAGCGAGGTCGAAGCAATCGGTGATCCACTTGCGGGGGTCTCGGATGCGGTAGCGCGGGCTTTCCGTGCTTCCTCCCGGGCGGTCTGCTTGTCCGTCCCCCGGCCCATCTGCGTAAAAAACAGGCCCGCCATCTGGAGCTTCAGGCGCATGAGGTCACCGCCGCTTATCGCCAGCACGGTGGAGCGCGGCACGTCGGCCAGCCGCGAGATGAGGTTGGCCATGACGTTATTGTCCCACTTGAACTCGGGTGCTTGGCCTTCCTCCAGCCGCTCCATGTTGACGATGGTGAACGGGTCCCCGCCGGCCGCCACCAGATCGCCGGCAGTCGGCTCGCGGTAGTTGAACGTGTCGATCGTCTCGCCATGCGCCTGCACGGCCTCGGACAGCACGAACTCAGTGCGTGGAGCGGTGCCGCTCAAGGCAGCAGCTCCTCGCCCTGCATGCCTTCCCATTTCACCGTCGCGCTGCCCTCCACTCCGTTGAGTTCAGCCGCGGTGGAGGTCCACGCATTGCGCAAGATGTACGTCTTGCCGTTGCGCAATTCCACGGTGACCGTGGCGTTGCACACCGCGCGCAGCTGCTGCATGGACAGGCCGCCGATGTCGGTAAGGTCCGCCTCAATGGATGGCACGCGCGGTTGCTCGGTGTAGCCGTGCACGCCGTCCATGCCGGCCACACCAGTGCGCTCGAACGCGTCGAGCGAGACAGTGAGGTTTCCTTTCAGTGCGTATTGCGTGCCGTCCACCTTCAGGTAGGCCACGCCGCCGATGAGCCACGGGCAGTCCGACATTGTTTCGTCTCCCTCTGTTGGTGGTTAGGCCGCGAGCGCGACGGGGACCGGCGCCGTCTGGAGCCGGAAGGCCACGAGCAGCGCCAGGATGCGCAGCTGGTTGATGAGGTCCGGGCTGGCCATCACGTTGACCCTGTTGGGGTCCGTCTGGTCCCGCTCCACGATGAGCAGCGCCTTGAAGCTGGCGATGTTCTCGACAATGCCCAGCTGCATCATTTCCGAGTAAGCGGCCACCAGCTCCGCACGGATGATGCGCGGCGTGACGATCGCTTGGCCCGGCCCGAACACCGTGCCGTCGTCAGCGAGTTTGTGCCGCGGGAACTTCTGCAGGATGCGGCTGCGCAGGAACCGGATGAAGTACTGGATGGTCGCCAGCGTCTCCACGTCCAGGTAGCTCGGGTCCGGCTGGCCCCATACGTTCTTCTGATACGTCGTGATGCACCGGCTGATCTCCACCGTCCCGGCCACCTCGGTCTCTTGCGCAATGCCGGCGTAGAGCAGGGAGTTGTGCGTGGAGCGGTTGAACTTGGTCCCGCGCTTCGGTGCCATGCAGCCGATGAGCGGCAGGCTGTGCACCGGCCGGGCCGGATCGTTGCGGAGCGCAATGGCCGCCTGGGCGGTCAGTGCCGCGGTGTGCCGCCATGCCGGTGTCGGGGACGGTGCCACGCCCATCACCGTGACATGCTGGTCATTGCGGGTGTGGCCGAAGGTGATGAGATTGGACGCGGTGTCCACCTTGGCCGTGAACACGTGGCCATAGACCTGCCGGTCCCAGGCCCAGCGCCCGGTCTGATCGTTCATGGCAAGGCCGGCGTCGTCCAGCACCGCGGTGTCGCTGGAGGCGATGCCGATGTAGTCGTAAATGTCGTCGCCCATCGCATCGAACGCGGCGGTCACGTCGATGACGCCAGTGCCGCCGGTCATAGGGGTGAACGTGATGGTCAGCCCAGGCGGCACCACCTCCCCGGCGCCCGAGCCTTTGTAGGCCACGCCCAGGTCAATCTCATTGCCGATGATGCCCTTCTGCTTGGCGCTCAGCTGCACCGTGGCCGCGGGTGGCACGTTGGCAGCAGTCACCAGCGCGAACGGCGAGGCAGTGATGCCAGCGGCGATTGCTGCGGCCACGCTGGCAGCAGTGGCACCAGCTGCCACGGCAATGCGGATGAGATCCCCGCCGATGTAGAGCGGCAGCGTGCCGGAGCTGCTGGCGGTGCCGGCCACGGTGATGACGCCGGTTGCAGCGGCACCGGTCGGCGTGTCCACCGGGATGGCCCACAGCTCGCCGTAGCTGTCATTC